CGACGGTAGTAGCGGTTAGCGTTGGTGGTAAGAGCACCAGCTCCAACTGTGCTTCCCTGTGCGAAGGGGTTAGCAACCATGCCGTAGCGAGTCTTGAAGCCGATTTTAGGCTGGAAGGTGTTCTCTCCAACTGCACGAACCATCTGTAGGGGAACGTATGGGCAGTAGAATAAACCAGCGTCATAAGGGGAAGTACCCTTATAACCAACAACGTAGTACTGATTAGCAGCGTTGTTTGCAGCGTAAGGATCGATGTATACGCGGAACTTACCAAGCAGAGTACCTGCGAAGGTGTTACCAGCGTCATCAACACTCAAGTTAGCGTTAAGAGCAGGAGTGTAGTCAAGTACACCAGCCATTGCAAGTGCGGATGCAACGTCAGCGGAGCACATGATTACGTTGCCCTTTCCTCTACGAGTTCTTTGAGCAATCTGGTTCGCATCTCTTTCGATTTGGAACAGAAGACCTTTGAACTTCTCAACACTCCAACGTCCGTTGGAATCGATGTCGAGATCAAACTCACCAGCAGTTGCAACGTTTTGTGTTGCGCCTTGCTCAGCGGTTTTGTAGATTGTTCTGATGACTTCACGGTTGATCTCAGCAAGAATCTCAGAAGAGAGAATATTTGCGAGTTCCGCTTCAGCGTTCAGACCGTGGATCGCCTTGAGGTCTTGTGCGAGTTCTAAAGAATACTCAGCTTTCAGAGCTCTGGACTTGGCGGTTACGGTGACTTTCTCGATCGAGAATGCCATCTGGTTGAAGTGGTCGCTACCTGTGCCGAGGTTCTCAGCATCATCGGTACGCATACCCTGACCAACGCTATAGTTGGATTCGGTTGCAGAACCAGTTGGGTTCAGTACACTTGGGTTTCCACCTGCTTGTGCAGTTGTACCCATACCAACGGAAGTACCAGTGTTGCCGTTAGTAAGATCGAACTCGGAAGACTGACCAGAGAATCCGGTGTCTACTTCGTCGAAGAAGCTCTCTTTACCGTTCTGAGTCTCGTAGCGTGAACGCATCGCGAAGATGAGTCCAGTAGGACCGTTCATTGGTTGTACGCCAGCCAGGTCATAAGCGACCAGGTTAGGCATAGAACGACGGATCAAGGAGATCAGTACTGGGTCGAAACCAGCAACTGTTTGACCGCCTGAGGAGGTATACCCACCATCGCCAACTGCGTTAACAGGTGCTTCGGATAGGAAAGAACCAGAATCACTGAATGATTGCTGTTCTCTAAGGAATTTTTCTTGGTTTTCGAGCAGGACTGCGGTAACAGCTCTCTTGTGAGAATCTTGGATTGAATCAAGTCCCTCGTGATTGAGGAGAGGTGCCCACTTTTCCTGCAACTGTTCTGATTGGAACATTTGCTTTAAAGGGTGATGTTTACGTTTGAGTTAATATTAAATTCAGTTTTTGTTAGCAATAACTGAAAGTGTCTTAAGGTATGCAGCCATGGAATTTGAGTAGGACTCAGTTCCACTTTCTACACCCTCAGAGAGTGATTCAGTTTTTGCTGCTTTTGGAGTTTTTGCTGAGAAGTATGACTCCTTCAGGGTCTCCAATTTTTCACGATATTGTTCTTCACTTTCAAACTCAACACTTTCGGAAAGTGTGGCGAGTTTCTCTTTCTGTGTCTGTGCTAGACCTTCAGAGACTTGAGCTACGATTCCATCCGCAACCGACTCGGAAAGACGGGAGTTTAGGGAAACATTTTTCTCAATTTGCTCGTTGAGTTTTGTCTCCATGTCATCAAGTTTTTCTACCATGCTCTCTAATACATCATATTTTTCTTCAGGGATAGTTACATAATGTGTTTCAAAAAGATCCTTCATGCCTGAGATGAAACTCTCAGTCATTTCGGTCTTGAGTGCTGCTTCGATAGCGAGTTGGTTCTCATTGAACCACTCTTCAGCAACATACTCAAGATAAGAATCAACTCTAGTGGTTAATTCTTCTTTAGTTTCTGTAATTGCTTCTGAGAGTTCAGAAACAAATTTTGTTTCGTATTGTGCTTCTAGACTTTCTTTGATTGCTGCAACTTTAGAGTTGATTGCTGTTTCAAAGATTGTACGAGCTTTTTCTTGGAATTCTTCGGAGAGTTCTTCGCCATTGAGAAGTGCAGTTACATCTTCTTCGATGTCGTATTCTGCAACAACTTCTGCCTCCGCAACTTCTGTAGTTTCTTCTTCAGATACTACTTCTTCCTCAGTTGCTTCTTCTTCTGCGACAATTTCGCCTTCGACTTCTTCTTCTTCCTTAACGCCAGCAGGCATAGGATCTGCCTTAGCAGCACCTTTGTTTACTACGTTTCTAACTTGAGCAAGCGTTGCGCCAGGCTCTTTTAACTTTGCGGAATCGTCATCAGGTTTATAATTCTCGGGGGTAGGACCTCCGAGATCTTCTACTGATGCAGATGGACCGGGATTAGATAGCGTTGGCATCGGATCCGCTGCAGCAGCATTCGCATTTACAGCAGTTTTGGATTGTGTAGTGCCCGCTTCCATTTCCTGTAAATTGTTGTCACTAGACATTTGAGACTCTCCGTTTATCTTTTAATTTAGATTAACTATATTTATTTATATTTTTAAAGATTTGATATAAACTGATCAAACAGTTCAATCTTACGCTCTTGTAGGCGTCTCTGGCGAGATGCTATTTCAATCTCAGCTCTCAGATCCTGCGCCATTTTTTCGCGAAGAATACCACCTTCCCATACCCATTCTTTACCTTCCATAATACCTTCTACAAAAGCATCAGGAGCAGAAGGATCAGCAACAATGTCGGCAGCAGTTGCAAGCATAAAGTCTCCACCAACCACGTTGATACCTTCTTGCCTAGAGATTGATCCGATTCCACGGGAAGAAACTCCTAGTTTTACACCATCATTGAGAAGAGCCTCAGCGATTTTTCCCATAGGGGTAGAAAGAATCTTTGCTTTACCAATAAAATTAGATCCATTCTCTTTGAGGGATACAATTTTATGAGAAACTCGATCGAGATTTACGGTTGGACCGTCTGGGTGTCCTAGTTCTCCAAGTGCTCTACCAGAAGAAACATTCTCCTTGATATAACGACCAACCTCTTTACGAAGAGTCTCCATAGGATACATACGACCATTACGGTTTTTGATGTTACCCTGAAGGAATACGCCCTCAATATATAATGACTTCTTGCCAGACTTAGTAGTCTCAACTAGAAATTTTACTGATTCGATTTCTTCTCTAATAAGTTTCATAGTTTTCTACTAACCTGCGTTTTGGACTTGTTGACAATGTATCGAACCTGATCCGGTTCTTGTCTCAGCTGCTATTTTAAGAGAATTTCTTAAAGTTGCTGCACTATCAGGACTCAATGCAGTAACAATTCCTGCGGTGCTTGTATTGACAGTGACTTTAGGGGTATATCCATCAACTCTATTTCCAGTATTTACTGCAGTTATTGACTGATGGGAAAAGTCATAATATGACTGACCAGTTACCGTCAATGAAACTGTGTCGCCAACATTAAATGGACAACCCGTTCCTTCTGGTAAAGATACAACCGTAGTTGCTCCAGTAGTGATTCCAACAACTACTTGATTCTTAGGAGCACCTAAAGAAAGAATTTCAGGTTCTCCCACAGTAACCAAGAAATTTGTTGGTCCAGCATCTGGTTCACTTCCAATTGAAACATATGCATCATTGCCAATAGCAACAATTCTAATTGCATCTGTCTTATGTGCAAATGCATCAGACTTCTGGGAACTATTGGTTGTTGTTCTTGTAAAGGCAGGATCTACCGGATTAAGACGGGACA